GCTAAAAACGAAAAAAGATATCAACAAGCAAGAAGTGTAAGTGATAAAAGAAAAGGTGGAAGTATTAAAAAGAAAACGCAATCAGGACACAACAGATTATATTAGGAGATATTTAAAATGGCTAAAGGTAAGGATAATATGAAACGTATTATGGAAAAACGAAAAAAAGACATGTTGTTTGAACATGAAGTAAGAAAATATTTTAAAAAGAAAGGTATGTCTGACCCGTTTGCAAAAAGGGGGCTTAAGAAGGGTGGCAAAGTAGAGGACGTTATGGAAAAAATTCTTAAAGGTATGTCTGCAAAAGAACGGAAGTTATTTC